AGCAAATCCACCAACAACTGAAGATGTTAGAAATTTGGTATCTTTTAACTTTGCAGCCCAAAACAGAGCTGTAACCGTAAATGATTATAATTCACTTATTAGGACTATGCCATCTCAATTTGGGGCACCAGCAAAAGTTGCTATCACGGAAGAAAACAACAAAATAAGAATTAAAATGTTGTCTTATGATGCTAGTGGAACTCTAACAAATGTTGTATCAAACACCTTAAAACAAAATGTTGCAAATTATTTATCAAACTACAGAATGATAAATGATTATATATCTATTGAAGCGGCAGAAACAATAGATTTGGCTGTCACAGTTGACGTAGTTTTAGATAATAGTCAAAATCAGGGAGCAATCATTTCAAAAACAATTCAAATTATTACGGACTTCTTTAATCCGTTAGTTAGAAATCTTGGTCAAAATGTTAATATCTCTGAATTGAGAAGATTAATTCAATCAGAAAATGGAATTGTAAGTATTACAGATGTTTTATTCTTTAATCAAGTTGGAGGTCAATATTCGTCAAGTCAAACTTCTATGCCGTATGCAGATCCTGTTACAAGACAAATTCAACCAACGGCAGATACTTTATTCGCAACACCAACACAAACTTATCAGATTAGATATCCAAACAAGGATATTAATGTTAGAGTTTTGAACCTGAAATCAGTAAACTTCTCTTAGTAATTTATTTTTTTCAACTTATAACTATTTTTATCAAAATAGCAAATAAACTATTTATGAAAAAACGTTTTTTTAATGGGTAAGTCGTATAGAATAAGAACTGAAGTTGGTGTAGACAAATACATAAATGTAAATTTAGAACAAGATTGGGAATCTTTAGAGATATTGTCTTTAAAGATTTTGGCAAACGATGTGTATACTCGTTTTTGTTCTGACTATGGTGTTGTCACGGGTAGAGTTTTTGTAAACGGAGGATTTGGATTACCAAACGCTAAAGTCTCTGTTTTTATTCCGTTGGATGCCGCTGACGAATTAAACCCCGTAATCTCAGAATTATATCCATATAAAACAATAACTGAAACCAACGCGGATGGTTATAGATATAATCTATTACCCAAATTACCATCATATAACGGACACGTCTCGACAGGATCATTTCCGAATAAGGGAGATGTTTTAATGGACGGATCGTATATTGAGGTATACGACAAATATTATAGGTTCACCGTAACAACAAATGAAAGTGGTGACTTTATGTTTTTTGGTGTTCCAGTTGGAACTCAAACAATTGTAATGGATGTTGATTTATCTGACATTGGTTGTTTTTCATTATCACCACAAGATCTAATACAACAAGGATTGGCAACAGAAACTCAAGTTAATGGTGCCAAATTTAAATCATCAACAAACCTAAGAGAGTTACCACAAATTAAAAATTTAGTTTTTGACGTTGATGTTCGACCATTTTGGGGTGATGCAGAACTTTGTCAAGTTGGAATAACACGAGTTGATTTTGATTTAACAAAACAAGCAAATATCAACATACAACCTACGGCGATTTTTATGGGGTCGATTATCTCGACAACTGATGACGACGCTTTAAAGGTAAGTTGTAAACCAAAAAATAACACGGGTAATTTATGTGAATTAGTTGCAGGACCTGGTGAAATTCAAGCAATTAGACAAACCATATTTTCGGATGATAATGGACTTCCGATCTTAGAAAGATACCAAATAGAACAAGAAGGAAAGGTTATTGATGCTGACGGAACTTATTTATTAAATGTACCAATGAACCTTGATTATGTTTTTACCAATGAGTTCGGACAACAAGTAATATCTAATGATCCAAAAAAAGGAATACCAACAAAAGGGAAATATAGATTTAGGTTTAAGTGGCAAAACGAACAAGGACTTCAAGGAAGTTTTCAAAGAGCAAATTTTTTAGTTCCAAATATTAAAGAATATGGTTGGATAAATTCTGCAAATGATCCCTTTGACACAAGTCAAATTGGTACATACAATTATCCTCAGATCCCTGTTGGATCTACAACTGGTATTACTTCAATATTTTTAACGGCCGAAGGTTTAGCAAATCCTCAGACTACAAATGTAGAATCATTCCAAATATATATTAATGGACAAATTTATTTGGGATCTCTCAATTCTATAAATATTAATGTAGGTGATAGTTTACAAATAGTTGCAACACCAATAGACCCAACACAAGTCCAAGATATTAGTTTTACTAACATTCCTCAACAATTATTTGAAGTTTTTAAATCATATGCTTTCAGTACAGATTGGGATGATTATGTTAATGTACAAGACGCAATTAATTGCGAAGACGCATTTTATGAATTTAATTATAATAAAGTATATACTACCGCCATGTTTTTGGATAGGTATAAAAAAGGTATTGGTAGGGCAAAACATTTAGGAATTAAAGAAATTGATAATAGATCTTGTAAATCAACCGTCAACACATTTCCTGTAAACGACATTATTAGAAATTTTGATTTTATTTTTTTTGTATTTAACTTATTACTAAACGTTTTGGCTTGGCCAATTATTTCTCTAATTTTTATTATACATATCGTTGCATTTATATGGGAAATTATAAGACAAGTACTTAATCTGTTAAGGCGTTTATTGAACTTAAACTTACAAGAGATACCAGGATTTCCAAGAATAGGGCTCCCGATGATTTCATACCCCGATTGTACAAGTTGTGAGTGTGATTGTGGTATAAATAATGATAACGACACTGGAAATGAAATACAGGCGGCCACGGATTATAATAATGGGGCCTCTGATTTACCATATACCGCAACACTAACAAAAGTAAACACGTTAATCGCACCAGTTAACAGTGCAAATCTTTATAACATAACACACCCTAACTTATTGAAACTTGCGGATGGTAGTGAACCTTTTGATTGTGGTTTTGGTTATAATGGAAACTACGAATCCTTTGAAAATCTCATAAACAACAATGACATATCTTTAGATGTTACTATACAAGCAAGTCTTGATTTGAAGAGAACAATTTCAGGGTACGATGTTATTTCTTCCAATAATCCGAACCGATTATTTAATAATGAACAATATTTGTTACATGCTCCACAACCATTTTTATGGTCAGGAGAAAAAAAAGTTGGTGGACCTGATAGAAGATACTTTGCTTTTCCATTGACAGATACATATCCACAAAAGTTAAATGAGTTTAATACACGGGATAAGTATTTTACAGGTAAAAATATAATAACAACTTGGGTAAATCCCGCACTAAACACTAACCAAGCAAATTCAACATTTACCGATCAAGTTCTTGTTGTTTTGATGAACACAGGGTCTGTAAATGCTTTAGGTGTCGGTAATATATGTACATTCCAAAACCCAAACTACACTGATAGTGGATCAAGTAACAGAATGATTAACTTAACAGGTGGTACAAGTAATCAATTTAATAATAATGCGAGTACAGGTACTACTTTAACAGGTCAAACATCAATAATAGTTAACTATGCTAGTAGTTTAGATCCAAACGGTCAAACTAATCTACAAAAAAATATTTTAATTAATATACCACAACTATCACAGTTACCTGTTTTAGGAAACTCTTCAGTTGAACAAGACTATTTGAAATATGCTACTGACGTTGAATATTATCAATTAATAACGGGAATGACGGTTTCTAATTTTGAGGCAATGTCTTTAGGTACTTCAGGTTATTACAACTCAAATTATTTGTTTCACGATGTAAAAATTGCGGTTCCTGATTGTAATGTTGTTAATTATATTAGTTCATTTAGTTCTTATACTATAAATGATGTGTTAAGATTAATACCTGGATACGAAACATTTGAGGTTTGTATTTTTACAAGGGGTGTAGATCCACATACTGCAAAACAAACAATTAGATATGATTTATCAACAATATTTGGTTACAACACACCAGGAAATGTTGAAATAGAAGGAAGTTATTATCTCAACATACCAATCCAAGCCTATCCGTCAGGAAAAAAACCAAGAAGTCACAATAGTGCGTCAAACACTGATAATTATTTGTATTTTCCATCCTACGGTTTTAATGTAACACCAACAAATTATACGGCATTTACGTCAAACTTACCTTATTATTATTTAAGTACAGATGATGCAATATCCACAACTTATAGCCCTGCTCCATATTTAAATTGGCAAACAGCCGGTTCTTTGATACAATCAACAGGATTTTTAAATGTCACGCCATTTACACAACCAAGAAACCAAACAGATTATGTTGGTGGAGGTTCTTTTGCGGGATGGTCAAATAATAATCCATTTGGATATTCTTTGGACACTGACAGTGGAGGTGGTTGTAATAATCTTTGTCAAGTAAATGAATATTATAAATCACAGTCAACGATGAATAATTTTGGATTAAACTCTGCTGGTGGAGTTTTAAGTGCTTTATATTCTTCAGTTTATTATAGATTTTCATTGGCACCAATAAACTTTTCAAATTCCGCAAGAATTGTGATGAGAAGTGATAGATTACCAACCTCAACAGGAGTGGAAAATGGGGCCGGAAATAGAACTGGATATGCTTTACACCAAAACAATAATTTTAGTTTATACACTGACGCCGGAATTGCTTCAGCACCTACAATTTATGCGGGTGGTGAGCCAAGTAGTGGTGAAGCTCAAGATTCTGATAATGTAATATCAGGATTAACAGAAACCTTAACCTGTGAAGGTATGGTTCCCTTAGCTTGTTATAGTGGTTCTGGAGTTGATGTTGGGGTTTTACCTTCAGGTCAATGTGATATTCCACAAGATAGGATGATTAATGGTTGTTATTGTTTAATAAATCGACCATATATTATACAAATATTAGACGATGTTAGATTATTTTTAGAGTGGAAAATTAGATTTACTATGAATTTAGCGGCTTGTAGAGGAGTGTTTAGTCAAGTGTTCCAAAATAATTGGATCAACGGAACATTATATATGTTTAATTTTAACAAAAGGACTACATACGGACTTAACCCAAATCTTCCAAAATACAAATATTGTAATAATGTGATAATGTTCAATTCTTTAACCAACAATTTTTACTATAGATCATCACCATGGAATGGTTCTAATTTTGTCGGTAAAGATTCTCCAACACCAGGACACAATTCACCAATTTACGCATACAACAATAAACAAATCCAATTTCCAACGACAGTCGTTGATTTAGGTCCAAGAGATTATTTTATAAACGAAATATGTTGTTCGGGTGGTCAATCTAATGGGTTTGGTTCTTATTATGCAGATCAACTTAAATCTACATCATATCAAGATAATACCGACATAATACAATTAGGATTTTTATCAAGATTATTAAACGAAGGGACAAGAAATAGAATGTTACCTGTTAATATAGGTCAGAGTAGTGGTGAAGGTGTTGGGATCATACAATTTTTTAATAGTGATAGAAAAGGTGATAGAATTGATGGTGACTGGTCACAAATGTTATCAATAAATTCTGAATGGAAAGTAACACCTTTTATCACTGAAAATATACCAAATAACCAATATATTTTCTTTGGTGACAATATGAACGGAACTTCAAATACATTAGCGCCAAGAGAAGTTAAACCAATTATGGGGTTATTTTTCTCTTCAGACACTTCTGAGCAAAGATATCGAAAAATTATGTCTTCAGGTATTGAAACATATAGTTTTAACCCTTTGATTGAAGAAAATTTTGGTTATCCAAAATCACAAACAGTACCACACTATAAATGGTGGATTAAAACCCCAACAACTTATACAGGATCAATCCCAAATATTTTTGGTTCAGAAGATAATAATTGGTATACAACTACATATGGAAATAGTTTCTTTAGTAAAAAATATCAAGACTTAAATTTTACAAGTTTAGGTGAAAAATACATAACATCATTAACAAAATTAGGACACATTGCCAGTTATGATATAAACGGAAATCCACAACCATATACGATATTGTCAAGTATACAACAAGGTGACCCAAGTCAAAGTGCCAGTGACGCTGTTGTTGTTGGGGCTCCATACCACTTCTATTTTGGGTTAAATAATGGAAAAACTGCAATCAATCTATTTTATAAACTTTATGTTGCAACAGTAGAAGAATAATAATGGTAGATCCGACAACAAATATAATTTTATCAACCCAAAGATATAAGGGAGCACCAAAAACAGATCAGTTTATCAATGTTCCTTTCGCACAAACAAATAAAGAACTTATTGAATTTGATAGAAGCGTTGATTTAAATCTTGCAACCGTTTTTGATGAAGAAAGACAACAATCAACAATATTTAGACCTGTAACCAAGTATTCTGTCATATTTGAAAATGCTTATACAGGATCAACAACGTATGTTCCATTTAGAGATAATCTTTATTATACAAATGCTTTGTCAAACGCAATATCGTATTATCCTTCTGGAAATAATCCATCAGTTCCACCACTTCCAACAAATCAAAATGTTGCTTGGGATGGATTTCCTCAATACCCCGAATTTGATTTTATAAGAACTGATAATGATGTTCTTGGATATACAATTGGAAACGGAAGACATTTGGATTTTAAATCAGTAAGTGCAACAACATACAATTGGTCTCATTATTTAAGTTATGTTTATCAAAATGATTATAACAAAAATCTTTATGCGGTTGAACCAAATACAAACATTTCTTGGAACTGGGTGGCTTCAGACGGACTTCCTTATTATGTAATTGTTGGTAGTGATCAAACAACAAGAGTTATTAGTTTTAAGTGTCCTGTTATGCATGGTTTATCTGTTGGAGAATCCGTTCAATTATCTACTAATTATAATGGAAATGAATTTTTTCAGGTAACCAGTTTGGGTGATCCTGCATCGGGATCGGATGAATACATTTTTAATATTAGAAACGTTGGTTATACAGGAAATACTTTTTTAACTTTTACACAAGGGACATTCAAAAGGGTTATAAATGTTTCAAATTCTGCAGATACAATTAGCAAATATTATGTTAGAAAACATAAAATATTAACAAACCCCGAATGTGCGGTTTTGGTAAATGCGGGATTTGAACAAAATGTTTATAACAATAAAACCAAGTGTGAAGTAAAGGCATTAACACCAAATCAAAAACAACGAACATCTGTTAAAGAAGGTGCAAGATCATATACATTATCTTTTAATTGTGATGTGGATATTCTTGATTTATTGGATAACGAAAACAGACCTGTTAGTGAATTATTTTTTACAACAGTTTGGAGAGGTTATTTTGGTTGGACACAAAAATTAAAACAAGGTTGGTATTTTAATACTTATTTGGATCAAACAAACCCACAAATTTGGTGGGATCAAAATAATCCTGATTCTAATACAAGTATAATTCAAAATCAATATAATTCATTAGTGAATCAAGGTCCGTTTTTTTATAATGAACTATTAAACACAGGAGATACAATAGACGGAGATTATTGTGAATGGAATAATTTTGAACAACTTGAAAGAGTAATTTCATTATATCAACATAAAATAACATATAACGAAAATTGGTTTAGTTTGTCAGCAACCACGTTGACACCAAATAACCAATATGGTTATTTTTATCAACCACATAGTCCAATTCAGATCAGGGCTTTTTCTGACTATATTGAGGAAGGTAGTTCTTTGAATGTTGTTGGAATACCTGATTATGCTTATTACTCAACGATGAACGCACTATTTAGATGGAGAGATTTATATCCTTATGGGTTTATTGATACAGATGGTGTTGGGGTTGATTTTCCGTTTTTAAATAATTCTCATTATCCGTTTACAAACACAATATTTAGAGTTACACCCGAAAATTACAACATACCGAGTGATTATGCTCAAACTGGAGCAGTTCCTGTGAACATAACAACAATTGCAGACCCAACGGCCGATGAATGCGAATAGAATAAAAATAGTAAAAGACGATATAAATAAGTTTGTTAATATACCAATTAACATGCAATGGGATTTTATGGGTCGAGACGATAGTATTTCGGAATATGAAATCGATGCGATTAAACAAGTTACAGGTGTGGCGGCAGATTTTGAAATTGCAAGATTTGCTCATAACGTATTTTACAATCAAGATTCTGCGATAAATTATGAATTTAACTTTTATGATGATTCACAACCCATAACCGCAAATACAGTTGGAAACTGGTCTTCATCATATTTAAACAACGGATTTTCAGTTCAAGATATTTATTATTTTTCAAAACCTTTTACAAAGTCTTTTTTCAAACTTGATTTTTATGATACAAAAGAAGAAAAAACACAACAAATATATTTGTCAATTATTCTTCCCGTTCAACAAGGATTAACACAAACAGCAGTTTTATCACCACTTGTCCCCCCAGTTGAAATTAAAAAACCAAAAATGGTGTTAGATTATATTGGGGCAGATAAAGAAGGGTTTTTTGTATATTGGTTAAGAAGTAGAGATTTTATTGACATATCAACTTTTTTTATGACCGCCAAGTTTTTTGATGGAAGAGAAGGGGTTTTTAAACAAATGACAAATACAAGACAAGATTTAATCACACCTAATAAATTCCAATTCAACAATGAGGACTATTTTTATTATAAGGTGGATTTGGATTATAACAATAAAACTTACGAAGTGTTTTCGACATCAACAACTCTTAGGGTTGGAGATTCAAACTCACCGATAATTTGGTATGAATATGTTAACCCATAATGGAATTACAAGAATATAAGTTTATTGTTTCACCAGAAAATATCAAAAGTGATATTATTTTTGTTAACTATACAGGTGAAACAGATATTACAACAATTATTGATCCGTGTTGTTTAACGGCAACAACCACAAGTGCGACAACAACAGGAACAACTGGTGTTTATCTTCCTATGTCGTATGTTTTAAGTGGAAACACAGGAGGAACTTCATTTTTAACAGGTTTATCTGTTAACATATTGATAACAGAGTCTGCGGTTGATCTTGGATATTATACTCCCTTTGATGGTTTAATATTACAGGCCGACGTATTAAACAATTTTATTGTAACCGCAAACACAATAAATCCATATACTTACACATTTTATAATACGTCAGATTTAGAGTTTATTAAGTTTTTACAACTTGTTACATACACATTAGATTGGGGAGATGGATCACCACCACAGGCGGTTTTGGGAATAACACCTATTTTTCATACGTATCCTACGGCAGATAATAATTATACTATAACCTTGACTGCCAACTCGCCTTGGGGAATATCAAAAGTTCAAAAACCGGTTTTAACACCATATAGTGCCGCTACAATACCAAACCCACAAGGATCAATAACTTTTTATCCTGCTGGTGGATCGTGGTCTGCTAACCCAATAAGTTATGACTATATCTTTACGGGAGATTCAAATACAAACATCAACGACTACTATTCATACAACTACACTTCAGTTCCTTTTCCAATTACAGGTTTTACAGAATCAACCTTAAATGATTTGGGACAATTTGGACCAAAAATTAATTTGGCAGGAGGAAAATATAAATTGGGAATACAAGTAACAGGAAACACAGGAGGTATTGGTACTTACTATGGGGTTGATCCAACGGGAACTTATAGTGCCTACACAATGAACGGAACGATTTATCACGATTATGAAAATTTTACAATTTATTTTACCGACTCATACGGATTAGTTCCTGGTGAATTAGAATTATCGGCAATAACAAAAAATGAAGCACTATTGAATGTTATTGACCAACCAGAAATTATAACTAATGTTTATATTGAAAGGGGGAAATACACACCTTTAGAAAATGTTATGAGATTAGGTGAGGTTGATAACATGGGTGATTTAGAAAAATACGGATACAAATATTTTACAATAGAAAAAGTATCAACATAACTATTTATAAAAAAGTAATATTAAAATATGGCAACGGGAAATTATGGCACAATAAGACCTTCAGATGTTAGTCCTGAAGATGTACAAATCGTGTTGGTTTATACAGAATCAAGAGATGACACACAAAATTTTACATTAACAACTTTGAACGCACAAGACGTTCTTAGACCTTATTTTAATAATAATGAGACAGGAGGAAGTTCAGTAGAAATACTTGGTGGTTTATATAATCTAAAATTACCAGCAGACCAATTCAATAAATTGGGAATCTATACTTTGATGATTAGACCTGCAGAAATTAGAACAATAATTACTGATTGTGGTGTTTTATCTGCATTACCAAACGTTAAAGGAATTGTAATTGATTTGAATAATGTTCCGGCACAAAGTCGAAACAAATTTGTAAATCAAGGATTAGTTGGATTTAGAGTTGAATATTTAAATCCTGATGGAACAAAAATACCAAACTTTTTTAGAATTATCACATCATCTTTTTATTGTGAACCTGTGGTTCAAAACCTAACAAACACAATTCAAAAATCTATTAGATATAAATATGTTGAAGGAGCAACTAACTTGTTATTTTGCACATTGTCTCCGTCATCATCACCAACTAATAAACCAAGTGCGACCCCTTATATTGGACAACCAAACCAAAGTATTATCATTACAAACACATACTTTAATCCAATAAGTACTGAGATTGAAATTGTTGACCAAGACATTTCAACACTTGCAATTGCTCTTTACGGAAACCAAACTAAATCTATTGAGGATGGTATTTACACCATTTACGATGCTAATAACAATATATACAAACAATACAACTTGTATGAAATTAAAGATCAGTTTAACGCTCTTCTTTATGAAGTTAGACAAGATCGTGGCGAAAATATCGATTTCTCAAAGGCGTTTAATAATATAACAGCTTAATGGCAACAAATAAATTTACTTGTCCACCTCAAAGTAGTGCGGCAAATCAATTCTCTAACAATTTGGTTGGAGTTCAGTTGGTTACCGGTGGAGGATTAACGCAAGCAAATTTTAATTTCACAACAGGTATTTCAGAAAAACAGAATCGAACTTTTACGATTGGAACTTTTTCTGACCCTATCAATTTGCAGTCCATGAATATGGAAAACAATATTGAATCTGCAGAAATTTTAGCCAACAATTATAGAGTTTATCCAAATTACGATTTATCACAAGTTACAAACTTTACACAATACGGATCTTTAGTTAAAAGATTATCAACTTCAGTTACAAAAATTATTAACTTTTTTCCTGCGGGATTGGAAATTTCTCCAAGCACACCAAAGTTCATAACACAAGAAACCGCAATTAACATTTCATACGACTCGGTAGAAAACGACACAACATTTGAAGTTTATTTATCATCAATTCAAAATCCATTTGAACTTGATTATAGTATCAATTCAGAAGTAAATATGATGTTTAATGAAATGGAAGTTTCTCCATTAAGAAATATGAAATTACAATATAAAAAGTATGTTTTATATGTTAATGGAAATCAATACCCTGTAAATTATTTATATCCGACAGATAGTTCATCAACAACATTAAAACTTATTGTAGACGGAAACCCATTTCAAGGAAACCAAATTTCTTATGATTATTTAATTGTTAGACCAAGCGATTATGAAACGAACAAAGTTTTTAATTTAGATTTTGATCCGGTCGAAAACTTTTTATTAAATAGACAAATTACACCTGCATATACCGCAACATTTACCGTACCTGTGGAACAAGAAAACGGGACATTCATTTTGACCAACGACACGGCAACTTGGCCAAGAGCAGGATTTTGGAATTTGGATATTAGATCTGGTTCTTTTGACAATTATTTGACAAAAATTAATGATTTTGCATATAATATGGATCAATATACCACAAATATTGTATCTAGATTTTTAACAACAGGTGCTCTTAAAGAATTTGACACACCTGATCAAAGGTTTGAAAAACTACTTCAAATATACGGAAGAAGTTTTGATGAAACAAAAACATTTATAAGTGCTTTAGGAAACATCAATAGCATTCATTATACAATTCAAAACGATATTCCTTCACAATTATTAAAAAATTTGGCACAAACATTAGGTTGGGTTACGAATTTTTCACCAATATCTAATGAAGAACTATTACAGGCTGTGTTCACAACTCAACCAAATACTTTTCCTGGTCTACAAATAGGACAAACACCAGAGGAGATAAATTATCAGTTTTATAGAAATTTAATTCTAAACTCGGCATATCTTTTCAAATCAAAAGGGACAAGAAAATCTATTGAATGTTTATTAAGAATGATCGGAGCCCCTGAGGCAATTACCGAATTTAATGAATATGTTTATCTTGCCGACCAAAGAATTAATATGAGCGAGTTTAATCAACAATACGCTCAAATTAGTACTGGTACATTATTAACACAAATTCCCGTTTATGATACAACCGATGTTTATTCAATTCAGGGAATTTCATATACAGGATTTACAACGACATCAACAAATACAAATGTTCTAACGACAAGAACCGACTATCCTGTTGATGAATTTGGTTGTCCTAAAATGCCAACACCAACAGAAACATACTTTTTTCAAATAGGAGGTGGATGGTTTGAATCTACACCACAACATAGAATGCCTGAATTCGCAGTTCCGACAAATGCGGTTTTTACAGGAAACAATCCAAATTATCAAACACAACTTTTACCTTTTAATTATGGTGAAGAGTATTTGCAAGTTTATAGACATTTTCCTTATATGGATATGGGTTTTAAATTAAGAAACGTTATTGACAACAAAAAAAGTTGGGTAGACACAAATTCAACTTTGAGAACAAGTTTTGATGGGGGATTTAATTCATATTATAATGTTGGAGAAGAATGTTTGGTCTTGAATGTTAAAAATGTTGATATAATGATGAATCCAGCTCAAGGGTTGGCTTATGATGTTTGGTATATGTCAAACAAATATAATTTTCCAATACCAGAACAAGGATTATTTTATCAACCACCTTCCCCATGTTATGTACCGAACCCATATCCAAAATTAGGTGGGGTTGATTGGACCACAATTGTTCCAAAACCAAAACAAAAAACTTTCTTTGAATTCGCTCAAACTTTTTGGCGAAACATGATCAATACAAGAAATCGTCAATTTATTACTGATGGAAAAACAGGAGGTTACCCAACACTACAATCAATATATTGGAGATATTTAGAATCGCAAAAATTAGCAGGGGTGCCAAATGACAACTTTACTTATCAAACTATGATTGATTATGTAAATGGGATGGGAGATTATTGGATTCAAATGATTGAACAAATGGTTCCAGCGACAACTATTTGGAATACGGGAACAAGATTGGAAAATTCAATATTTCATAGACAAAAATTTGTGTGGAGAAGACAAGAAGGTTGTAAGTTTTTACCAATTCCTTGTAAACCTTGTAATCTTACAACACAACTATATGTCTTGGATTGTCCGGTACAACAAGTTACTTGTGGTTTATATCCCTGGTCTACTGATCCAAACACAACATCATTTGGTATTGTTTTGGCTCAAACTATGTTAGATTTCTTCACATCACAAGGGTTAGATCCAAATAATTGTCAAATAAATACTATTGTAAGTAATTGGTTTGTTGATGTGAGAGTGAATGGAACAATATTAACACAATATGGTTTCTTTGAAGGTATAGGAACAAATGGATTCCCAACTAGTAGTCAATGGGTGACGGCATTATCCGAAGCTTTCGATGGTTTACTAACCGATGGGTATAGTTATAATATTGATGAAACGGATCAAGAGATTGTCGTATTTAATAATAATTGTCAGCCAAATTTTGACGAACTCCAAATTAATGTTGGAATAAACTTCGAGGTGTATTGTAACGGATAATGAGTATATCAATTTATAATTTAAACGTAACGGGAGATTGTAGTAATACAAATTCAGGTAGTGTATTTTTTAACATTACAGGAACAACACCCCCGTTTGCAGTTACCTGTATTACTTCTGGTTGTCCATTACCAACATCAGCAGCCACATTAAGTTATTCAGCGTCAAGTTTATCGGCAGACACTTATTTTTTACAAATTATTGATGGGGCTTCTAACTCTTATTTACAATCAATTTACATATCATCAGGAACAACTGCCACGATTGATTCATTAAATACAAGTTGTGGTTTAGAAAACGGAGAGGTTACAGGATTTACTTCGGGTGTTTATGGTATTGCAACATTTACACTTTATGATGGGGATGATAATTATGTGAGTTCTGCCACAACACCAAACTCAAATTATACATTTACAACTTTATCGGCGGGAACATATTATATTGTTGCCAATGACGGAGGTGGTTGTACAGGAATTACCGCATCTGTTATTTTAACTCCATCAACGGGACTTACATTTGGTGCTTATGTTGTAGATGACGGAAGTTGTATAGGAACTCCAAGTGGAAAAATATTTATAACAGGATTAACACTTCCTGTTTCAGCATATACAATAACTTGGTCTCCAAATGTCGGATCACAAACAGGAACAACAATTACAGGATTAACAAGTGGTGTTTATTTGGCGACCATAACAGATCCTAATAATTGCACGACAACAAATTCATTTACCGTAAACTCTGTTGGAGCATTAACTTCAGCAGGTTTTATAACAATATCTCAACCAACTTGTTTTTCTAATAATGGGTCTGTTGAGTTTATAATAACAGGGGGGACTGCTCCATATTTTTTTAGTGGATCATCAGGTCAAGTTGAAATTACTTTTAATGACTCGGTTATTTTTACGGGACTTTCTTCTGGTGGTTATAGTTTTTTAGTTACAGATGCGGGTCTTTGTACAATTTATGATTCGGTTTCTTTATTAACACCAAACTCGTTTAGTACCGTTGCTGTTAATACAACACCATCAACTTGTTCTGTAAATGACGGAACAATACAAGTAATAGTTGATAATGGTTTTGCCACAGAACCAAGTTTATTAATATCAGTGTCTGGTACATCAGGAACACAACAAATTGGAACATTAGGAAACCCAAGTCAAACATTTTATGGATTACCAAACGGAACTTATTTGGTTATTGTTGAAACGGCAGGTTGTACATACACTGCAACAACAAATATAACGTCTATTAGTTTATATACCGTAAGTGCAACAACAACAGGAACTACTTGTGGATCAAGTAATGGTGTGTTACAAGTTTTAGTGTCCACTGGTGGAACATTACCTTATTTATTCACATTAGTTGGGCCTTCTTACGCTCCTGTATCAACAACAACACCTGTAGGAACATTTACAAACCTTAGTTATGGAAATTATGTTCTTACGGTACAAGATTCAGGATCTCCTTCGTGTATTCAAACATTCCCTGTTTATATTAGTTATAGTCAAAATGTGTTCTTCAATCTTTATCCTAATCAACCATTCAACGGAAATGATGGGTCAATAACCACAATTATTACATCAGGTGAACCTCCATTTACTTTAACGTGGACTGGTAATGTTTCAGGACAAACAGGGTCTACAATAACAGGTTTAACATCAGGATCTTATTCATTAACCGTAACAGATTCTAGTGGGTGTACGTTAACAAAAACCATAAAGTTATCGGGAACAAAAAAATATAGTAATTACAGATATTATAATATTTGTGAAAACACATTTGAAGATAGTGGAACAATTACCAAAAGAGATATTAGATCTATGTATTTGGAAGGATTTTCTGATCTTACAAGTGGAGATACTAATTGTATAATAAATGACGCGACATTTTCAATATATGCTCAAATCGGATCTCAATCGGCTCAAACTCAGTTTTTTGTTTCAACAGGATCAACCGATTATCCAAGTGATTCACTTTGGGCACAAACAATTACAAACACATTAGATTCGTTTTTAGGTATATCAGGAACAACGGTTGATATTATATCAAATAGAATTACGGTTAAAACAACATGCGAAGACATACCAAAAGGATGTATAATTGAACCAATAAATCCATTACAAGATAATCAAATAATTGTAAATCTAATTATTGATTACGACATATCTTGTGTTTCGTGTTCTTAAGTTATGGCAAATCAAGTAACCATATATACCATTTCAGGTTTAACAACCCCATTTAGTGGATATTGTTGTGATGTATATGGAAATCAATGTTCTTATATTGGAATAATTAGTAGTTTACCAACAACAATAACATTACCAATTCAATTCAACACAGCCCCTGCGATAGGATTAAAACTAATCAAAGATAATGGATGTGAAAGAATAGAAACAATTAACTGCACCTCATAATACACTTGTTTTAAGTTTTTCATATAATTAAAATATGAAAGAAATTTTATTTGTTTCGGCACAACCTGACGTTCCTTATTTCATTTGGCAAATTAAATTATACGTTAACAATTTTATTGGAAACGGAATCGACCCAAGTCAAATTCACGTTGTGTTAGGACTTGTTCAAGGAAAAACAAAACCATCAAAAGAATCTGAAGAGTTAAAAAACTTAAATATAAATATTCATTATTTTGTTGACGAAAGAATAAAAAAACATTACATCCCGTCAATAAAACCATATTTAATTTCAAAATGGATTCAATCAAATACAAAGTTTGGTGAATTATTCTTCTTACACGATGCAGATATTATTTTTAGAGAACTACCGAACTTTGATCGGTTGTTGAACGATGATGTGAATTATTTATCTGACACGATTGGATATATTGGATATAATTATATTATGGATTGTTGTGATAGATATGAAAATCGTCATCCATCTTCAGAAAAAGGTCAATTGATAAAAGAAATGGCCGGAGTTATTGGTATTGATGTTGAAACAATAAAGTTAAACCAAGAAAATTCGGGTGGTGGTCAATACCTAATAAAAAACACAAGTTGCGAGTTGTGGGATAAGATATATAAAGATTCAACCAAACTTTATGATAAAATGATATCATACCAAAGAAGATTTCCAATATCCCCTGGTGAGATACAATTTTGGACAGCAGAGATGTGGTCGGTTCTTTGGAATTTGTGGTTGTATAATCATCAAACAAAAATAACAAAAGAATTGGATTTTTCTTGGGCAACAGATTCAGTCGATGTGTATAATTCTAAACCCATATTACATATGGCAGGAGTTACTGAAAACCTTAAAACTACAAAATTTTATAAAGGGGACTATATTAATATTGACCCAATAACAAAACTTAAAGAAACTCCTAATCACTTTGACTATGTTGATATTAAGAGTTCAACGATTAAATATATTGAGAATATGAAATCTTATATTAAAAAATACGATGTTTGATTATTTATAATTATTAGATGATTGAAAATTGCTACATATTATATTCTTGTGACGGAAGTTTTGAACCCATTGTTTCAAACTTTAGTGGGTTGAGCGCATACTCTGAAACTTTTGTTTCAATAGATATTTTAGATTTGGGAGAAACTCCCGATACTT